CCAAGGTCATTGCCAACTACGCCAACGACCTGCCCCGCGCCGATGTGACTGGTAAGGAATTTACCGGCCCTATCCGTTCGATCGGTAACGCCTACGGCTACAACGTCCAGGAAATTCGCTCGGCCATGTTTGCCGGTGTGAATCTGAACGGCAAGAAGGCAATGGCTGCAACTCGTGCCCACCAGGAAAAGATCAACATCCTGGCTTTCAGCGGTGACGCAGACCATGGTCTGCCTGGCTTGTTGTCGAACAACAACATCCCTGAAGTCACCCTGGCTGCTGACGGTACTGGCGCGTCCAAGACCTTCGCTACCAAGACCGCCGACAAGATCGTTCGTGACATCAACGCTCTGATCAACAAGGTGATCACCCAATCCAAGGGCATTCACCGCGTGACTCAAGTGTGGTTGCCTATCGAGCAGTACGCACTGATCGCAACTACGCAAAACAGCGCGGCCAGCGACACGACCATCTTGGAATTCTTGCAGAAGAACCATCCGGGCGTCGAGTTCAAGCAGGTTGTCGAAATGGACGGCGCTGGTGCAGGCGGTGCGGATCGCATGTACGCAATGGAAAACTCCATGGAAAACTGGCAGCTTGAGATTCCGATGATGATCAAGCAGTACAGCCCGCAGCAGAAGGGCCTGGAGTTTGAGGTGCCGGTCGAGTCGCGCTTCGCTGGTGTGATCATTGAATACCCGCTGGCCTTTGCGTTCGCCGACGGGGTCTAAGTAAAATAGGCTGGGGCTGGTGTAAGTTAGTCCCGCCTATTAACTTCTGGAGAATGAAATGAAGGTCAAGAACGTATCCGCACGCCTGCACCACGTGGGCAATGTTTCCATCGCTCCGGGCGAGGAAAAGGACATTCCGAAAGCCTTCGAAGCTTCCATCAACAAGGCTGAACTCGTCGAAGTGAAAGCTGCTGCACCTGCTCCGGCTGCGAAACCCGTTGCACCGAAGCCTGGCGCTCCTGTTCCTCCGGCGGCTCCTGCTGCACCTGCTCCGGCTGCTGAGTAATGACCGAGCTCGAGTATTTCCGGCTTCTGGCGCCAGAGTTTGCCAGCGTCCCAGACGCAACGGTGAATCAATGGTTGTCAGTTGCTGGAAACCTCACCGAAACTGGTTGCCTGGATACCGAGCGGGCAGCGATGGCGCGGGCGCTATACGCGGCGCACATGCTGTCTCTTACCACACGCTCGGGCCAAGGTGGCGCCGCGGCCCTGGGGCCCGTTACCAGCGAGAAAGAAGGGGATCTGCAACGTAGTTATGGCGGACTGAAGGGTGGCGACACCATTCTAGGCTCGACAAGCTACGGTCAGCAGTATCTTGACGTCACGCGGGCGTGCTTTGGTTCCGCGATTATGACTCGGGGCAGTTCGTAATGGCGGCCGTCAAGGATATCGACCGTGGCTGGAACAACATCGTCCGTGAGCTTGAGAAAGCCAAGGGGATGGAAGTTGCGGTCGGTATTCTTGAGGGTTCCCAGAACGAAGGTGAAAGCATTGCTGAATATGCAACCTACAACGAGTTCGGGACCGACAACATTCCGTCCCGTCCGTTCATGGCTACGTCGTTTGACGAGAACGTGGCAGAAATCAATTCCGACTTCAAGCGACAGGCTGACGCCATGGTGCAAGGTAAGCGCACAGCGAACGAAGCACTGACCGTGATCGGTCAGAAGCACGCTGGACGCATCCAAACAACGATCACGGGGCGGAACTTCCTTCCCCGCTTGGCACCGAGCACCATTGCTGCCAAGAAAGGTTCTACGAAGACGCTAGTGGATACAGGCGCAATGGCGAACGCTGTGCATATCAGCATTCGGGGGCGCCGCCCATGAGCAGCTTCCGCAAACAGAAAGACGTCCTCCGCGAAGCGGTGGGCGCTTACACGAACGGCAACTGGAGCGCAGGCCCCCGCACTGCATTGACCACAATGGCGTCGGCGCAAGCTGTGGTCATGGGACAAGATTTGCACGCGCTGCCTGAGGGTCGCCACCTGTCCGACTTCGTTAAGTTCTACACCAGCGACCGACTCAAGGTGACTGCTGATGGCGAGGGTGTGCAGCCCGACATCGTTATCCATGAAGGATATGGGTATGAACTGGTCAGCATCTTTACGAACCAATCAGGGGTGATTAATCACTACAAGTACATCGGCGCGAAAGTGTTCAAATTCACAACGACGTCCGACTGGACGTCTGGCGTATTGAAGAGGCCGTAATGACCGTCAAGGCTACCCTCTACACACTGGTCAAGGCGCTCATTGGTGCGGAGACGCTTGTCTTCGCAGACCAGAACGCGCCCCGCCCTCCGCTCCCGTATTGGACCCTCCGCCTTGCTGCACAGCGAGCAGTTGGCGAGGACGCCTACAGCCAAGGGGTAGATGCCAACGGCGACCAGTTGATCAGCGGTGTGCGTGAGATCACCGTACAGGTGCAACGCTTCGGGCCCGACTCGGACGTAGCTTGTGCCGACTTGCGCGACAACCTGTCCCGCACAACTGTCAGCGAGACATGGCAGGTTCAAAAGATTGCGTTGTATGACGTTGGCGATGTGCTCAACGTCCCATACAAGCTAGATAATTCGCAACTGGAACCCCGCGCCAGTGTGGATCTGTTTGTTCGGTTTGGCACGGAACTTCTGGACCGTGTGGGCTGGATCGACACCGTGGAAATGGATGCAGGATACGTCACCAATCGGACTCAAGGGTTTGATGATCCGAATCCGGATCTGGCGGAAGTCATCACGGTTGTGTTATAGTGGGCTTGATTTGATATAAGGAGTTTTCGATGGCAACCCTTGACGATATTGTTTCAGTACAAATCGCGCTCCAGACGACTGGAGTTGCGCGAGGCAACTTCGGAACCCCGATGATTGTCGCCCCGCTGATGACCTTCCCGGAACGTGTGCGAGTCTATACCAGCTACAACGCAGCATCGGAAGATGACCTGCCCCCGAACGTGCTGACTGCACTGTCCGACGCATTCGGTCAGATCCCGCGTCCCCGCCAGATCAAGGTCGGTCGGCGTTCGGTGTTGAAGGGTGTGATCCAAGTGGCAGACGTGATCGCGCTGGCTACCTACGCATTCACCGTCGGTTCGGATACCTACAGCTACACGGCTGACGGTACGCCTACCGCTGCTGAAATTGTTGCTGGCCTCGCTGCTGCTGTACTTGCTGACACCAACGAGATCATCACCGCGACTGTGGTGGGCAACACGCTGGAAGTAGCTTGGACGGGTAACAACATCGATTCCATTGCACTGCTGTCTCACCTGCAATGGGGAACGATTACCCCGCTGGCCGCTGGTTCCGCAGTTGCTGACGACCTTGACGCTATCACCGATGAAGATCAATCGTGGTACGGCTTGGTGATGGTTGAGCGCGTGAAACAAACTCAGCTCGCCGCTGCGGAATGGACCGAGGCAAACGACCGCCTGTTCATTACTGCAACCAACGAAGCGGACGTCCTCAACGCCGGTGTGACAACCGACCTCCTGAGCGTGCTGAAGAACACCCGTTACTATCGCACGGCAGCTCTGTTCCACACCAAGGCAGCAACCGAGTATCCGGACGCAGCTTGGGCCGCTCGGGTCTTCACCATTCAGCCCGGCGCTGAAACGTGGGCACTGAAAGGCCTTGCAAGCGTCACCCCGTCCCCGCTGACCGCGACACAGAAGCAAACTGTGGTCAATAAGGGTGGCAACACGTTCGAGTTCTACCAGGCCCAAGTGGCGCTGACGAACCCTGGCAAGGTGTCCGCGGGTGAATGGATCGACGTGATCCGCTTCCGTGATTGGCTCAAGGACGTCATTCAGACCAACATGGCCCAGATGATGATCAACCGCGATAAGGTGCCCTACACCGATCCGGGCATTCAGCTCTGCGTCAATAACTTGCGGAAGTCGTTGCAGGAAGGCGTGAATGTCGGGGGCATTGCACCTGACGAACTGGATGCGAACGGTAACACGGTTCCGGGTTTCGTTATTACTTACCCGCGTTCCGTGGAACTGGCGCCCAACATCAAGGCGTCCCGCGTCCTTTCACTGGGCTTTACCGCTCGCCTTGCTGGTGCGATCCACGTTGTGGAAATCACTGGTGCCCTGGCATACGAACTCTAAGGAGAAGATGAATGAGTGCTACTTTGACAGGTTCCTACGATCCCGCACAGGTGATCTGCACCGTAGGCGGGGTCATTCTTTCGGGCTTCAGCGATGGTGACGCTATCATCGCTCGCCGTGCGGAAGATATGTACTTCACCCGCGTCGGTGCGGATGGCGGTGTGGCTCGCGCTCGCAACGCCAACAAGATGGGTGAATTCGAGTTCAAACTCCTGCAGACCAGCCCGGTCAATGACCTGCTGTCTGCACTGCTGTCGGTCGATGACCTCACCAACGATGGACTGATTGTTATCCCGATCGGTATCTTGGACGGTTCCGGTCGTTCGCTCGCTGCTGCGACGCAGTGCTGGATCAAAACCGTTCCGGAAGCTACCTTCGGCAAGGAAGTGTCCGAGCGTGTGTGGATCTTCAGTGCAGCTGACCTCAAGATCTTCTACGGCGGTGGCAACTAAGTTGAGGGAATAGAACGGGGCCCACGGGGCCCACGAGGCCCCGTTTTGTTATACTTGACTCATTGACCACACTCGAGGGATTATCATGCAACAAGAAACCTTTATCGTCGGCTCGCGGGAATTCACTTGCGTGCGAATGAATGCGTTTGCAGCGAACAAGCTGCTCATGCGACTCCAGAAGATTGCGGTGCCCGTGATGGGTTCGTTGATGGGGGCTGGTAAAGGTCTGGGCGACATTGACGTCAAAGAAGCTGCACAGGTTATCGCAGCGAACCTGGACGAATCCATCATGGACAATATCGTGCTTCCCTTGTTTGCTGAGTCGAAAGTATTCAGCGCCGAGAACAAGAAGTTCGTCAAGAGCGGCACCGATATCGACCAGTGCTTTACGACCGAAAACCTGTTCGACTTGTACGAGCTGATCTTTGAAGTCGCGAGGTATCAATTCGGCCCTTTTTTCGCGTCACTGGTCGAACGCTTTGGCGCTCTGACCGACGGGAAAAAGACCCCGGAACAGTCCCAGGCCAGCTAGACGAAGAGCTTGCCGCAGAACTATGGATATGGCGCCCAATCCTTGCGGGAAAGGTGACGCTGAGGGAAGTGAAAGATGGTGTGGCGACGGCGGAGGACTTGCAAGCGTTAAACGCGCTCATGGATATGCAGTCCGACATCGAAGCTGCCCAATACGAAGCAGCAAAAGCACAGAGGTGACCAATTGATTGTCCGCGAACTGATTACCAGACTAGGCTTCTCGCTCAACCAGTCTCAGCTGAACAACGCTGAGAAGGGTGTTGAGCGGGTAAAGGACAGCGCCGAGCGTGCTGCCTCTGCATTCCGGAACATCGCCACCGCTGTGGCCAGCTTCGCAACAGTCAAAGCCATTATCAACATCGGCGACGAGATGCAGAACATCCGCACTCGTATCGGTCAGCTTCCGCAAACAGTTGGTGACGCTGGAGATGCGTTCGACGAAGTTGCTGCTCGTGCAAGTGCATCCGGTGTAAAGATTGACGCCTACGCTTCCCTCTATACCAAGATTGGCAACGCTGCCAAAGACTACATCAAGACCCAAGAAGACCTCCTGGGCATCACCGACACCATCTCGCAAGCCCTAGTCGTAGGCGGTGCAAGCGCACAAGAAGCATCCGCAGTGATGACGCAGTTCTCACAAGCGTTGGCGTCCGGTGTTCTGCAAGGCGACGAATTCCGTTCTATGGCGGAAGCTGCTCCGCAGTACCTTGACAAGCTCGCTGAGACAATGAAGATCCCTCGCGAGCAGCTCAAGAAGATGGCGTCGGACGGTAAGCTCACCGCAAAAGCTGTGATCGAAGCCACTCGTCAGATGTCGAGTTACTTCGGCGACAAGTTCAAAGAGATGCCCATGACTGTGGGCCGAGCGATGACGGTCGTTGGGAACCACTTTGCCCGTATGATCGACAAGATGAATCGGGATTCCAACTTTGTGACCACAATTGCGAACGGCATCCTGACCGCCTTCGACAAGATTGAAGCGGGCGTCTATACGCTGGTAGAAGCATTCGGCGGATGGAACAACATGCTTCGCTTCGTTGGAATTGCGATCGGTGTTGCGTTCGGTGCCAAAGCACTCAGCATCCTTATGGCGTTCCGCACCGTGGCCTGGACTGCTGCATTACCGTTCCTCAAGATCGCTGCAATCATTACCCTCGTGACCCTGCTGCTGGAAGACTTGTACGTCTGGATCCAAGGCGGGGATTCCCTTATCGGGCAGATGATTGGCCCTTGGGAGGAATGGGAAGGTGTGGTCATGGGGTCCGTAGAAGCGGTGATGGCGGTGTTCCGCTGGTTCGGTGAGCTCATTGCTGCGGTCGCTGCCACACTGGTTGGCGCCTTCACGCTGGACTGGAACTTGTTTGCCGAAGGGCTCAAGGGGATTGGCGCGTTGCTTTGGCAGGTCGTTGGGCAATGGGGGATCTGGATCTACGACGCGATCTTTGCGCCCATTGTCAATGCTGTGACCGACGCATGGAATGCGGTTAAGGGCATGATGAGCAGTGCATGGGAAGGCGCCAAGAATTTTGTAGGGGCAGGGTCGGGCACTGCGGGCGGCACAGCCGCTGGCGCAACCCCTGCCAGTACCGTTACACCGGCCCAGATGGCGCCGTCGGCTATGGGGGCAGGGCGCCCGAATGTTAATAACAGCACTCAGGTGAATGTTACTGTGCCGCCAGGAACGACGGCAGAGCAATCCAAGTTCCTCCAGAATGCTGCACAGCAATCGTTCAGCAAAGCAAACGACGACAAGCTGGCGCGTGACCTCGCGGTCTATGCGCCATAAGGACAGCACATGATCGGGCTATACTTCGGCGGACAATGGTTCCAGACAGCATTCGGAAATGACTACGGCAATATCGAGCTCGATGCAGCTCTGGACGAGAACCATGAATGGTCTGCTGAAGCGACTAGCAACCCCGTCGAGGTGGGCGCACCTGTCACTGACCACGTTATTGACCAGTCCGACAAGCTGAAGATCAAAGGGTTCGTGACTGATACACCTTTGACGTCGAGTCAATCGCTTCCGCAGATAAGCCGCAGCCAAGACGTCTTCGACTTGCTGTACGAGCTGATCAAGCTAAAGGAACCGATGACGGTTTATACGAAGCACCGGATCTACGACGACATGATTCTCACGAACGTCAATATCCCGCGAACGGCTGGTGTGGGCGAGGCAATCGAGTTCAGTGCTGAGTTCATTAACATCCGCAAGGTGGCGACGCAGATGGTCGATGTCCCGGACGGTATCAATCCGAAGAAGGACAAGAAGGCGGACGCTGCTACAGGTAAGAAAACCGAGCCTCAAAAGGACGGCGGTAAGAAGCAGCCCCAGACCGTCGAGAAGCCGTCCAGCACATTGTCGAGGGTGTTGAAATAATGTCACTCATTCAAAAGATCCCCCTGCAACCGGAAACGACCGATCAGCTTGTCAGCGTAGAGCTGGACGGCAACCCTTACATCTTGCGCGTGCTGTGGAACGAGCGATTCGGTTACTTCGCGCTGACGGTACTCACTGCGGATGAAACGGTCATTCTTGAGAACGTCAAGATGGTTAAGAATTACCCGCTGATCGGACGCTTCAAGGACGTGCGCTTGCCCTTTGGGGACTTCTACTTCGTGCAGGAAAAGGGGAACGCCGCTCGGCCTGGATATAGCGACCTCGCGGTCAATTTCTCGCTCTACTATTACGAGCCGGATCCTGCGGTCACTGCTCAACTTGTAAGGGGCTGACAGTGCTATTCAACCGCGTCTGCTCACTGGTGATTGGTAAGGAAGGCGGCAAGGGGCGTGAGTTGTCAGGCCTTCGCATTGCGTTCTCCATTCAAAAGGGTGCAACCAAGTCCCCGAACAAATGCACCGTCAAGGTGTGGAACACAGCTCCTGAAACTCGCGCACTGATCGAGGTCATTGGGAACGTGATGATCCTGAAGGCTGGTTACAGCGAGGACATCGGTGCGACCACAATCTTCAGCGGTAACGTGACGCGAACGCTCACCGTCCGCGAGGGCCCGGATTGGATCACCGAGTTGGAGATGGAAGACGGCTTCATGGAGTTTCGCGACGCGAAGGCGTCTTTGTCGTTCGGTAAAGGTGCAACCACACAGCAGGTCGTGACAGCGATCAACAAGAAGTTCGGTCTGCCTGTGCGCCCCATGCCCGCTGACATCGCTCGCAAGCAATATCCCTCGGGCTTCGCGTTCGTTGGGCGTGTGCGTGACGCTATGGACAAAGCGTGCGAGCACAGTGGCCTGGAATGGTCTATTCAGAACCGCGAAATCCAAATCATTAAGAAGGGCGGCGTCTTTAAGCAAAAGGCATATCTGCTGTCAGCTGACACTGGTCTCATCGGTTCCCCTATGCAGGAGTCCAAGACCATGACGGAGAAGGCTGCTGCCAAGGAAGGGATCACCGCCAACCAGCCTGGAGTCCGCAAGACTACTGAACGTGACAAGGACGGCGAGGTGCAGCAGATGCTTCGCGTGCTCGGGTACAAGGTGAAGACCTTGCTGCAACCCCTTGTTGAACCTGGCGGGTATGTGCAGGTAAAATCAAAGGGCGTGGATGGTGAGTTCTTTCGTGTAGAGGAGCTCACGCACACAGGCGACACACACGGCAACGAGTGGCACACCGAATTGACTTTGAGGTATGTGAAATAATGGCTGAGACATCAAACAACCCTGTCGAAGCGTTGCTCGGGCTTGTCAAGTCCCAATTGCTGGACGTGAATACTGCGCTCCCGGGCATCATCGTGTCGTATGAGAACGGCCTTGCTCGTGTGGTTCCAACTGGCAAGAAGCGGTTCGCAGACGGTGACGTGCTCGACTACCCAATCATCCCGGATGTGCGTGTGTGCTGGCCTTCGTTTGCAGGAGGCACAGCAGGGGTCAAGGGTCCAGTGAAGCCCGGCGACAAGTGCTTGCTCGTGTTCTCGCAACAGGCTATTGACGGCAGCGACGATCGCCGGATGTTCGACCTTCAAGATGCTTATGCGGTCATGTGCGACCTTGGCAATGCTGGTGCAGGCGATAGTGGGAACAACGAGGACATGACCATGTTCTTCGGGCCCGCATACATCCGACTCACCGCTGACGGGGCACTGAACATCAACGCTCCTGGCGGAACAACAATCAACACGCCTGACACGCTCAACACCGGAACGCTGACGACGAACGGCCTGCTGACTTACAACGACGGCATGACGGGTATTGGCGGCGGAAATGGAACAACGATGCAAGGCGACTTCGACCATACAGCGGGCACCATTACCAGTCTTGGCAAGCGCATTGACGGCACACATACGCACGGAGGCATTCAACAGGGCGGTGGCAATACTGCGGTTCCCAATGCTTGATGCCTGTAGCTTGATGGACTTGGCATTTGAATGGTATTATCCTCGACATGCTTGATATTTCGCTTACCACATCCCACGATCTTGACACCAGCACATTGGATCTGAAGCTGGTGGATAAGGCTGCACAGGTGCGCCAGCAGCTACTCATCAAGCTCAAGCTGTGGCGCGGTGAATGGTTTCTGGACACCGAGTTCGGGACGCCCTACCTGCAACAGATTCTGGGCAAGCAATTGACGCTCTCCGGAGCTCTTGCTGCGCTGCGGAAAAGCATTCTGGAAGTGGAGGGTGTGCGTCAGATCATTTCGTTCAATTACAGCTTCAGCAATGCGACGCGGAAGCTGACGGTTGATTTCACGGCGGACACGCCTTATGGAATTGTTGAGGTAACTGCATGAGCCTGACCGAACAAGGTTTCGAGCGCCCCCGTCTTAACGAGATCAAGACGGATTACGACCAGCGTTTCACTGACGCCCTGGGCCCGGTCAATACGAACCCAGATGCTGTGGTCGGTCAGATCATTGGTATCTTTGCAGCAGCACTCGACGACGCCTACGAGGCTCTGCAGAACACTTATGACAGCATGTACCCTGCGACCGCGGAAGGTACTTCGCTAGACGGTGCGGTGTCGTTCGTGGGGCTGGAGCGCCTCGCTGCTACGCCGACAACCGTTGTCGCTATGTGCTACGGTACTGAAGGCACGCTGCTGCCCGCTGGTGCGCTTGCACGCTCGCTGGATAATCGGCAGTACGTTGTCACCGCTGACACTGTTATCAGCCGCTCGAGTTCAGGTGACGTGCTTATCGAACCGAACGTCCTTA